TTTTGCGCTTTCGTTATTTTTAGCAGTTTGAGCTTTCATACCCTCAAGCTGCATGTTCATTTGAAACTCTAGCTGCATTAGTTCTTTTTTATAAGCAACGTCTTGTGCTTGTTGTTGTGCTTCAAGCTGTGCTTTCATTTGTTCCATTTGCATTTGCCCTTGCAACATAACTTGATTTTTCTGAACCTCCATTTGAGCTGAAGCTTGTTGAGCCTGTATATTTGCTTGAGACTGAGCTTGTATATTTTGTTGTTGCATCGCTTGGTCTCTTTCTAATTTTTTAGCTCTACGTAATTTTAAAACTTGATTTGCTAATTTTACATTTTTAATATCTCTAACATCAATTGCATCTTCAAGATCTATGCTTTGTTGTTGTAATGCCATTTGTATATTATTTTCAAGTTGAGCTTTTTCTTCTTCATCTGGAGTTAATTCTAAGAATATACCAAAGTCATATAAATGTAAATTTTGCATTTCATCTAGCGTAGCTACGTTGTGAGCTCCTATTTGTTGTATAAAAGCATCTTTTGTTGGTGAGTATTCTATAATGTCAGATATTCTTAATGATAAACACTGAGCTATTTCAGCTGTTATATACAAACCACCTTGTAGTATATGTCTTGTTGCTGTGTTACTATTTGCTGCCGCAAGTTTTTGCACACCAACTAAAGCTTTAGGATCAGGTGTTGCAGCATCTCTAGCTTCGTTTAATCCAGTTGTATCTCTTATCATTTGTAAATAATAGTTGTACGTGCCTATTAATTGCTGCATTTTAGCACCACCACTACCACTTGATATTTCTTGTATTGGCACTTTACCAGGATTCATGTCACCTTCACTTGTAAATGATCTACCGATTACCGAACCTGTTTGGAAAAACATATTCAAAGCTTCTTGTGGATTATAGTTTGTACCATTACCTAAATCTATTTCAGCTAAACCATCAGCATCTAAATAAACACCATCAGGTACCATACGCGATAATACTTGTTGTAGTTTTAAATGCGTAAGCTGTATCATGTCTGCAAAACCAGTAATACGACTTACAAGTGATTCTATTTTACCTTGATAAACTCTTGGTGCTACAATAGCATAATTCATTTTTACTTTAGTAAAATCGCTTTTTGGCCTCATCATATTTTTAGCCATTTCCCACTTAAGTAATTTTTCGCTTCCTAATATCAAAGCGCCTTCATATAAAGTTTCTATACTTCTAGATAATCTACCAAAACCTCCTTCCATATTTTGTGGTGGATCAAATGTATCATCTTTTGGTAAAACTTTACTAGCACCACTACCTGTTTCTTTTACTTTGTAAACTTCATTCATGTATGTTTTATAATTAAAATATAAAACTTGAACGTGATTATTATCTATTTTTCTAGAACCTGTTAAACCGCTATTATAGTTCTTTTGATGTGTTGATTTGTTTTTAACTATATCTTCTAACTCACTTTCATCTAAAAAAGGAAATTGTTTTGCTAGCTCATTTATAGGTATTGTTTTTACTTCACCAACATAATATATATCATCAAAGTATGGTGAGTCTGTATAAGAATAAACTAAGTCAGCAGGATCAACATAATCAATAACTACACCTTCTGAAGTATTAAAAGATGTTTTTGAAGCACCAATACCTAGCACGGTTAAATCGTAATAAAATCTTTTCTTTATAAGTTCATAGTCATTACCTTCAAATAAAACTGACAAAGCTTGTTCTTCTGCTATTTCTACAGCTTGTTTATATGTTAGCTGCATGTGTAATGCTAATTCTTCTTCTGATCCAGGTAATTCTTGACTATCGTTTTCTCTTATTGATATTCCAAAAGCTTGCTCTGTAAAATCATTTAATTCTTGAGTTCGCATGTCAGCAAGTAATGATTCCATATATTGAGTACGTTTCTCAACACCGTAAGGATCTTGTGAATATGCTTTTATGTCATAAGTTCTTTCTGCAATACCATTTACAACTATATCTACAAACTTAGGTATAATAGGCACTGGCTTCCAGTCTAAATTTAAATAAGATAAATCACCGTTTATAGATAATTCATCTTTATATTTTTGTACTGACTGCTCGCCTCTAGCGTACAACCTTAGTTTATGAAAATTATTTTTTTGAGCTCTATACTTGCTAATACCCCTGTCGCCATTAAACCACTCGTTTTCTATAGCTTTTGCTACTTTTAAACCGTAATCATAACTCATTTTTTCCAAGTCACTTACGACTTGGCTTGGAAAATAACTATTTATAACAGACTCTGCCATATTTATTGTTTAATTAATTTAGATGTATTGCCTTTATTTGAATATTTAGCAATACTTATATTTAGTTTTGGTTTTTCTATCGTAGCGTTTGGTCTATACAAATGTCTATTGTTAGCCATTATTGCAAGACCAGAGCTTATAGAAGCATCATGTTTTGTTCTTTTGTTTATATCAAACTTAGCCCAATCATTTAATAATTCGTTAAAATAACAACTACCAAACGAACCATCTTGTTTTATACCAACATGATCTTGTATATACATTTCGATTGCCGCTGCGTGTGATTGCTTTATATCTTCACTTGAGTTTGGTATACCACCTATTTCTTTTTCAGCTGTAGATAACTTGTTCCATATTTTATCTGGCCTGTTCATACTAAAACCCCTGTAACCTCTACGTCTTAAATAATACAATAGACGAGGTTTGTTGTTTTCTGCGAGTATAGGCATTCCGTAAAATACTAATGCCATTAGAACGTCTTCAAAGAATATCTCTGCGGTTTGTGGTCTAGCTAAGTATTCTAAAAAAAACTGATTAGCAGGTGCATCTTCCATACTAAACTTTGTTAAACCGTGCAAAGCACCTTTAGATCCTACACCATCTACAGTTCCTGATATATCGTAACTATCACAACCAAAAGCACCCATGTGTTCATTACCAGGATATTTAATACCGTTTTTTATTACTATTCTGTTTTGTATATTTGTTGGTGGTACCCAACTTATTTTAAACCTACCTTTTGGGTCTGGATAAAAAACAACGCTTGTATCTTTAACACCACCAGCCCATTGAAAATTACCTTTAGTAATACCTAGTGTTCTAGACATTTCTTCATTGTAATCTATTTGTTCGTATATTTTAACTAAGTTAAATATACTATTTTTTGTTTCGTCTCTAAACGCATGCTCAGTAGTTCTTGGAAACTGTCTATAAAATTCGTT